TGAGGTGGAACCTACCAAGGATGAGGTGTCATATCGTGAGATGGTCGCTCAGCACGAACACCAGAACACGGAGAACCCTGAACTTCCTGAACCTCCACTCTGGGCCCAGCAGGCCTGGCACGAGGCAGACATGGGTCGTCCAATGCTCGAACCCTCTACTGGTCCACTTCCCATCGACGAGGAATATCGGGCAGTTTTTCAGGCATGGGAGGAAGCATTCGCAGACCAGAACTCCGCTCCCACCGAGGATGAACTTCTCGACGAGGCAAGTGAAATGTTCGAGGAGTACCGTCACGAACTGCGTCAGCCTCCGGTGACTGAACAGGAAATCATCGATGAATGGGACGAATGGGAACTCGAACACGACGTCGCACTCAACGTCATCGACGAAGCGATTGCCAACCGCGAGTTTCAGCTGTTGAACTTCGTCACTCTTCCGCCTGACCACATCCTGGGACCCAATGGAGAACTCTGTATCCTCGAACGTGGCGTCACCGATCCCGCCTACCTCTCCGCCTGCCCTTGTTAATACAAAACCTACTAAAAATAGTATAATTTAAAACAAAATAAAAATGAAAAATTAAAACCAACTAAAAATTCCCCTGCTTTTTTTATTTTTTATTAAGTATTTAAAACTTACTTCAATACTATCATTACTTTAAATGCTTTTAGAAGATTTCCCAGATACGATACGCGTGCTATCAGACGCACATAAAAAAACACCAGTAGGTCCTCGATTAGACCTTTTAAAACAAATGAAAAACATTACATATGATGAATTGCGATGTATTGAACCATTGTATGTATCACAAATACTACCAGTAGTATTAGACCGATTAGACGACAAACCTGATGTGTTTCAGGCAGCTCTTGACCTAGGTAACCATTTAGTATCACTCTTATCAGTTCAAACTTTTCCATATATTGCCGAATTCTTATTCTCAGGACTTCAAGAAAATTCTAAATGGAGAAGTAAATTGGGTTCTCTTGAAATCCTGAGAAGTTACATAGTTCGTGTAGACAATCTAGATAGGGACCTTCTATCAGCATCATTACCAGAATTGGTAAAAACATTATCAAATTTAGTTCATGACACGAAAACTGAAGTAGCGGAAATGGCTATTGATACACTTAAGAAGGCAATGCGTGGAATTACTAACCGTGACCTTGAACCTTTCGTAGAAAATCTTGTTAATGCCATCATTAATAGAAGCGAAACTGAAGAAACTATTCAACGATTAGCAGGTGTTGTATTTGTTCAAACTGTGGAAGGAAGTGCCTTGTCAGTTCTTGTGCCACTTATGGTAGCAGGTTTCCGCCAGTCAAAGGCATTAGTAAAACGAATGTGTAGTAGAATTGTAAGTAACACCACCAAACTAGTAGAAGAACCCGTTGAAGCCGCACCTTTTCTTGGAGAACTCATACCAGCATTAGCAGAAGCAATTGACACCATCCCTGACCCAGAAGCACGTGATGTAGCAACAAAGACACTAGCAGAACTTGAAAATATTCGAGAAAAAGCAAAGGTAGCACAGGAAAGACTCAAATTTCGCGAAATAGAAACCATTTGTGAATTCATTAAGTCACAAGAGTCAGCGAGTGGATTCAGTGAAGACTTAATTAAGTATATTAGTGTTATTACTGCTAGTCTTATTAAAACCAGGACAACTGAACTTGAAGAATACCGCGATGAACTTCAACTTTATTTCCCAGAAAGAGATGAAGAATTAATGGAACTTTTATACTCCCAGGCACAAACTGTAATTTCCACTAATGAAACTGAAGAAAACGAAGATGAGGAAGGTGGAGAAATATTATGCGACTGCGAATTTACACTAGCATATGGCACAAAGATTCTACTCCACAATACAAAAATGCGACTTCGCAAAGGTAACAAGTATGGTCTCCTTGGACAGAACGATTGTGGTAAAACAACACTAATGCGAGCAATTGCCGAAGGTAGTGTAGATGGTTTCCCTGATGTGAATGAAGTTCGAACAGTCTTCGTTGAAGCTGATATTCAGGGTGAATTATCCCACCTTGATTGTGTGAATTACGTTCTTGAATACCCAGCTATTAAATCTATGGGCGCTACAACAGAAATGGTTAGAGATGTATTGAAACGTGTAGGATTCACCGAGGGAAAAGCAGCAGGCGCTGGGGGTGATTGTGACGACCCTATCAGTAGTCTTTCAGGTGGTTGGCGTATGAAACTCGCCCTTGCTCGTGCTATGCTTCAGCGTGCCGATATTCTCCTTATGGACGAACCTACTAACCACTTGGATGTTAAGAATGTTAATTGGGTAATGAACTATATTAACAGTCTTACGGATACTACTGTTATTATGGTTTCACACGATTCAGGATTATTAGACAACTGTTGTAACTATATTCTACAGATAGAAAATATGAAGGTTAAACTTCACAAGGGAAACTTATCAAAATTTGTGGAGAAATGTCCCGAAGCTAAATCTTACTTTGAGTTTAAAGCCGATAAATTCAAATTCACATTCCCACAACCTAGTTTCCTTGAAGGAATTAAAAGTAGAGGAAAGTTCTTATTAAAGATGGACGATGTTTCACTCACTTATCCAGGAAACAAGGTTCCCACTATTCGCGATATAAGTGTTCGAGCATCTATGGCTAGTCGTGTAGCCTGTGTGGGTATTAATGGTGCTGGCAAGAGCACTATGATTAAGGTATTAACTGGCGAGTTAGAACCTACCACTGGAACTGTTTGGAAATACCCCAATAGTAAAATTGGTTACATTGCCCAGCATGCTTTTCATCATATAGAAAGTCATCTTGATAAGACACCCAATGAATATATTAGATGGCGTTACGAGTTTGGTGATGACCGCGAAGGACTTAACAAGGCTAGTATGCGACTATCTGATGAAGAAGAAGCGTCACTTTTAGAACCTGTTGAATACAGTTATAAAACAGAAAGAGGAGAAATCAAAAAGGAACGCCGAGTAATTCAAAAATGTACTGGACAGAGAAAAGAAGATGAAAAACGCAAGAAACTATTTTTATATGAAGTAGCCTGGCAGGGAAAGAGTCACGAAAGTAACAGTTGGTATACTAGTGAAGACTTAGTAAAGTTTAATAAAATATATGAAAAGGTTGTTCGTATGGTTGACCAGAAGATTGCCAATCGTGAAAGTATGTTCCAGCGCCCACTCACACAGGGTAATGTAGAAAAGCATTTGAATGATACTGGTTTAGAACCAGAATATGCCACTCATTATCGCATAGGAAGTCTTTCAGGAGGACAGAAGGTGAAAGTAGTATTGGCGGCTGCTATGTGGGACCAACCACAAATTCTAATTCTTGATGAACCTACTAACTACCTTGACCGCGATTCACTTGGAGCTCTCGCAGACGCTATTGAAAGATACGAAGGTGGAGTTATTATGATTACCCACAATGATGCGTTCTGTCGCCAGTTATGTCCTGAAAGATGGGTATTAGAGGCAGGTCTATTGAATACTGAAGGCGACGTTGATTGGATGGATTCACTCGCAAAAGCAACAGTTGATTTCGTTCAAGTGGAAGAAATGGTGGATGCTTCGGGTAACGAAGTTAAACTTAAAACTAAAAAGAAGTTGAACGCCAAAGAAAAGAAGAAAATGATGAAACATATTAGAGAAAAGATAAGTAATGGTGAAGAACTTGATGAGGATGAAGAAAATTATGCTATTGAGTGGAATTTATAATTTTTTTTATATTACAAGTATTTAATAACAAATGCCATCAAATCCTTGCGATTCAAGTATAGCGTTAAAAGCTACAATTAATGCTCTCTCAAAAAAACATAAACAACTTTTTTTAGAATGTGAACAATCCAAGTATCAAACATTATCTCAAATTTTTGGAAGTGATAAAGCTAAAAATAAAGATTTAATACAAGTATTACAAAAATACTATACAGAACAAAAAGAAAAAGATCCTAATTTTAAATTAAGTTTCAATCAATTTGTTGAATTATTTCCAAGAGATTCATCGCTCTCGGGTAATAATTTTAGAAGACAGCATGTATTTGAACAATTATGTAGAATACTTTTGTTTTTTGGTTACGATAATGGAGTATATGGTAAACAAAAGCAATTTTTCAAAAAATTAGAAGATTATCATAAATCAACTGATACTGGAATTAAAACAAGTGAATTACTCAATGAACAAATTAATGAAGGTTCTCGTGCTGGTTCAGTCGATATATTTTTTAAAATACTAGAAGATGGAAACGAAAATACTGGCGATTTTTATTGTGAAAAATCACATCGAAAAAATACAGATACTGATGTATCTTCAAACAAAAAAGACACTTACATTTTAGTTCAAAATAAATTTTATTCAAGAGAATCTACCGATATTTCTAAGTATGATGCTCCCAAAATGTTCTCAAGAGCAAGTAAAATTTTGGAACAAGACAGATTTAAAATAGTTCTTATGGTAAATAGTAAACAAGTATTAGATAGTAAGTTACGTAATTATGATAAAAGTGGAATTGAAATATTAGGAATAGGTGAATTAGATGAATGGTTTCAAAAATTTTTAAATGATTTACGCATTAATGAAGATATAGTATTCCTAGAACCTGATAAATTTTCATCAAAGAAATATTTATTACCAAGATTTCATCAAAAATTATTTATTGAATCTACCCTTAGACAATATAACAGACCCGGTAAAGAAAAGAGACAGAAATTTATTTGGGGTGCAGTTCCAAGAAGTGGTAAATCATACATTATTGGTGGATTTATAGCCAGAAGAATAAATGAAGGAATTAAAAATGATATTGTAATTATCCTAGGTGCTAAGGCGGAAACTGAAAAACAATTCAGTGACCTTTTCACTGAATTCGAAGACTTTAATAATTATGGAATAATAAAACAAAACGGAAAAGTGGAACGAGAATCAAAGAATGGAAAATATGTATACTTAATGAGTCAAGAATTTCTTAAGGTTAATAAACAAAAATAAAAAGCAGAAGAAGCAGAAAGATATAAGGATTTAAAAAAAAAAAAAAAAGGTTTACTTAGTCCTAGTGAATTAGAGGATTTAAGAAACTTAGAACAGGACAAAAAGCAACTACAAAAGTCAAAATACGTATTTGATAATGCTATAATAAAAAAATTAAGTGGGTTATTCGCAAATAAAAAATGTGACTTATATTTTGATGAAATACACAAGGGAGGTTCCACAGACAAATCAAAAGAAATAATACAGGCATTTTTAAAACATGACCCCAATATGATAGATGTTTTTATAATGGTAACTGCTACTTTTGCCAAACCTACAATAGCATATGAAGATATTTTGGGTTATCATTCACCTGTTGTATTACAATGGAATTATGAAGACCAACAATTAATGAAAGATATTGACACTAACAGTGTAAATATTGAAATGTTAAAACAGAGTAGAGGAAGTGAAATAGAGAGTAATGTATTTGATGAACTTTTAAAAGAAAATCAAGAACAATATGGAGAAGATTATCTTACTGTCTTAGCAAATGAATACAGGAAAAATCCTGAACTTGTTATGATAAATCCTTCAACTATAGATTCATTAAAAGCACCAAATTATTTTAAAGATAGAGACATTACCGATACAATGTTTAAGTTATCTGAAACTGCTGTAGATTATACGTCACAAAATTTTGAACCAAGTTCAATTTTTGAAAAAAGTTCTCACGTCTCCCAATTATTAAAATTTTTAACTGATACAGGGGGTTTATATCATTATCTCGAACATCATATATCTCCAGAAATGAAATTAGGAGTGTTTGATAAAAAACCTACACAACTTTGGTTTCTTCCTATTACTGACTTATTTAATAACAAACCTACACCAAAATATCCTTCAAATTTATTAACCAAGTCTGGAACTCCTACAAAAAATACAACAGAAGAAGAAACTGATGTTCAACCTGAGGACGGTGATGAGAAAGGTGCTGAAGGAGTTCCACATATAGAACCTATTACTAGAGGTTTAGCATTAGCTATTTTAAAAAATCCTAAATTCAAAGATAATTATAATGTATTGGTTGTTCACAATAATGGTAAATTATTTAAAGCATCAGGAATAGAAGAAAATCCTGAATATAAAGATAGAATAAAATGCTCTAGTCAAGATAAATATAAAGGAAAATCATTAGTGGATATTATTAAACAATATGAAACAGATTCACATGGGAAAGAAGAAAGAAAGGGATTGATTATCCTTACTGGGTCTAAACTTAGATTAGGTGTAAGTCTTCCATGTGTTGACATTGCGTTAAATTTTGATAATGTTCAATCAATTGACTCGAATTATCAAACTATGTTTAGAGTGTTAACAGAAAGACGTGACGGAACAAAAAAATATGGTTACTATGTTGATTTTAATCTTGAAAGAACTAAGCAATTTGTCTATGACTACTCTGTAGTATATTCAAATAAAGTTAAGAAAATCAGTTCAACAGAAGATTTAAAATCACAAATATCAAATATATATGAACTATTTAATTTTAATGGCATTTCATTTTCTAGTGACCTGAAAACTACCGCAAAAATGTATCAAGAGTTAATGGTAACACTAGGACTTGATGACTCTAACTTAAAAAAAATGTACTTAGAAAACTATGAAAGAACTTTTGGAAAAATACTTTTAAAATATGATTTATCAAACTTCAAAGAAATAAGTCCTCTAGTAAAAGGAATTTTTTCAGGAAAAGATGACAAAGTGTCAGTAAAAGAAAAGGGCAGTAATAAGACTGGTGCCGAAAAATTTGAACATGAACCTAGACCTGGACCTAAACCTCATGAAGAGGTTGAACCTGGTGGAGGGGAAGTTACACCTGAAGAACCTAAAAAACCAGAAGAGGAAGAAGACTCAATAAAAATAGTAAAGGCATTAAAGAAATTAATACCTGCGATAGTAGCATTATTAGCTATTTTCTCGGATAACTCAGCAAAAAACACTAATAATGATTACAAATGTAGTTCGTTAGAAGAATGTTTTGATGAATCCGTAAAAAGAGTAACTGAATTAAGAGAATTATGCTCTTGCGAAACACCAAGAAAACACCCTATAGCATGTTACATTTCAAAATTTAAAAAAATATCAACAGAAAACCTTAAGAAAGTATTAAAAAATTTAAAAAAAAATATATTCGAACAAAGAGAATTAGAAGAAGTGAAAAAACATTTAATAATTTTGTATGATAGTATTAGGAGCGACTTTAAAATGAGTGGTGGTTACAGTAATACTAATTATTTAAAAAACACAAAAAAAATATACCGAGGTGGTAGTAGAGAAACTAACAATACCAGGTCAAGTAAAAAACTAATCCATAAAATGACAGCACAAGATATATCAAACAAAATATCTACATACCTTCCTATAAGGTCAGAAATGAAGGATAAATTTGGAGAAGTTTTTACACCAAAAGAATTAATTGAAGAAATGATGAATAAATTGCGTGAAATTGACCCTAGTGTATTTAAAAACCCTCACTTAAGATGGTTAGACCCTGCTAATGGAACTGGTAATTTCCCTATGGTAGTGTTTGAAATGTTAAATGATGGTCTAAAAGATTATAATAAAGAAGACCTTGACTTGCGTGACGAAAAAACCAGAAAGAATCATATTATAAAAAATATGTTATATATGGTTGAACTTCAACCCGATAATGTGTTAGTATCTCAAAAAATATTTGGAAAAGATGCAAATATATTCTGTGGTAGTTTTCTTCCAAAAAAAGAAGGAGATTCACCTATATGGTTAGGATTCTTTAAAGATACTAAAACAGGTGTTCCTATTGAAAAATTTGATATAATCATGGGTAATCCACCATATCAACAAAAAAACAGTAAAGGTCAAACTATTAATTCAAATAAAAAACTTTATGCTGACTTTATTGGTAAATCCCTTGATGTTATAAAAAATAATGGATACTTATTATTTGTTATACCTAATAATTTTTTTTCGGGAAAGAACAATAAATTCTATACAAATATAATTCAAAATGAGTTGCTTGTTATTAATAATGATAAAATAACTAGTAAATATTTTCCTAATGTAGGTCAAGACATATTATACTTTATAATGAAAAATAAAATAAAAGATAAAACACAACCATTTTTTACCAATGTTATTTTTAACTCATTAAATAACAAAATAAATATAAGAGATATAGAAATAAATCCAATTAATTATTGGAATGAACATACTGAAAATATATTTATTAAATTAATTAATGATACTAAATTTGAAGATATAAAATATACACGTAATGGAGAACCTGATGTTAATACTAATGTTCTTGTTCTTAATCAAATTGATTGGAGAATAGACCCCATCCTAGAATTTAAAAACAATGTTACACAAAACAACTTCTACTATATATCAACTGATGAAAACATGAAAAAACTATATACATTTTTTATGTCTCCATTATATAAGTTTGTTAATATAGTTTCAAAAACTTCAAAGTATAGAAAAAATCCAAAATACATAAATTTACAAAAAATATTATCAAGGACAGAAAAAATTACTTTTGATAGTATTTATAATATTTTCAATATAAATAAAACAGAACAAAAAATAATAAATAAAGTTATTGAAATACTATCCACAAAGAAAACTTATTCTAAACCAGTTTCTAAGACAGAGGAACTTACTTCAAAGATGACATCTAAGTCAACTAGTCCTCCTAAGACTGCTAAAGTTAATTCAAAAGTTCCTTCTAAACCACCTAGTCCTCCTAAAACCGTTAAAATTACTTCAAGAACAGCGAAAGTTACTTCAAAAGTTCCTTCTAAAGCACCAAGCGCTCCAAAAACAGGGACAACATTTAAGTACGTGCCTTACGAAAATAAAGAATTAAAAGGTGCTTTAAAGATAGATGGTGTTACTGACACATTTGGACCTGAAGATGAGAAAAAGGCATTGTGTTCTAAAATGCCAGAATGTACTGGATTACTTGGTAACAAAACTTCGAAGAAATTTAAATTAAGAAAGGGTAAAAAACTTATGGATAGTCCTGGTAAATACACACTTAAAAAAGAAACTGTATAGATTTTGATTAAAATTGATTATTTTTTTATTTTAAATTGTAATACATTAAACGTATGACTTTTCAGGATACAATACTAGAGAGTTTAGAACGTGTTCAACGAGAAATATTAATGCGAGGCTCCGAATTATCACGCGATGAATTATGGAAAGTTTTCAATGGAGAACCTGAACCAAGTGTGACACTTGAAGTGAAACCAAAAAAGAAACGAGTAGCTAAGAAGAAAAAGGAAGTAGAAAAAGAACCTGAAGTAGAACCTTGGAGGAATGGAAGATATGGTAAATTGTATCTTAAGTGTGTTAATACTGGTAGATTGTATGATCCTAGCACAGAAGAAGAGGTTGGTATATACACATTCAATCCTGATAAAGAACTAGAAACAGTGACACTATACGAATCTTGATAATTAATATTAATTTAAAATTGACAGGTTTAATTACTTTTTTATTTGGGAATAATAACACCAATGAACTCTGATAGTATAATAGAACAATTGAAAAAATGCGATAAAAAGACAAAAGCCTTCAGTTTAGATGGAATTACTAAACTTTGTAAGGTAGTTGATGTCTATGATGGTGATACCTGTCGTGTAGTATTTGAACATAATGGAAGTTTTAATAAATGGACTATAAGAATGACTGGATATGATACACCTGAAATTAGACCTAGGAAAACAGTTCCTAACCGCGAAGAAGTAAAAGCAAAGGCACGTGAAAGTAGGGATTTTCTCAAATCAAAAATTATGGGATATCCAGAGCAACTTGTATTTATTCGTTGTAGTTGTTTCGATAAATATGGAAGACTATTGGGTGAGATATTTACAGATAAAGAAATGACCGAGAATATAAATCAGTTGATGATAACAGAAGGATATGGATATCCCTATGATGGAGGCACTAAAAAGAAATAAATTA